GTGTGAGATTTTGCAATACCACATTTGTGCGTGCAAAAACGCTGTTCACAATACCTGTTAGTTGTTGTGACTCGGCTAATTCAGGCACTTCCAGACCAAGTTTTCCGATGATCGCTTGCTCATCTCGAATGCTCTCAAATCCCGCTTTCTTGAAGATTGTGCGGAGTTCTTTTTCCGTGTAGCCTGAGAGTTTTGCAATTCGCTTTACTAAATCATCGTACAAGGCTTCAGCATATGCAAGTTCACTTGCGCGAAACAGCGAAGAATTTAAGGCTGATTTTGCCCGCAGAAGCGAAGCCAGAGAACGCGCAGAATCCGCAAGAGTCTTAGAATAAAAGCGTTCTAAGCGTTGTTCTAAACTTGCCGTGAGCGCGTCAATTTTATCGAAGGTGATCATGCGTTAAACACATCCGTTGGCGATTCAGCACGCTGCTGCTGAAGCCATAAATTAGCCGTCTTTTCGTCAAGTCCATAGTTTCGCATCAGGAAAACTTGCTTTGGCATAAGCCCCATTGAAACGGCTTGCCGGTCTACTTGCATCTGCGCGTCTTTATCTACCAATATTGAGTCATCAAACTCAAATTCCAGATTGTACGCGCCTCGTGGCGACAAATTGTACGCCGTTGCATAGAAGTCCATCGTTTCTATCAAGCGTTCAAGTGCAGTCCGCAAATTGCGCTGAATATCGCGAATAGTGGAGTAAGTTCTTTGTCGTGTGCTCGCGATCTCAGTTGCTGTTTTGGCTACCAATTCCGGGTCACTCAATGTGCCATAAGCCAAACCGCACGCAAGTTCCACGCGTCTGAATATCGCCGATAAACCATTCAAATAATTCTGCTCTCTTAAACTCGGTGACCACTCTTTGAATAAATCCCCTTCGCCCACGTTGCTCGTGCCGTTTAGCGCCCGATACAGTCGCTTATCGGGTAGAATGAGCGTGCCGTCATCCTTACGCTGGAACGCTACCACGTCAGCATATAAGGCGCGCTTGCCAGATTCAAACTCCCATAAGAAGCCAGAATGTAACCGGTCAGCCTGCTCGATCAGATCAACCGCCCGTGAATAGCAGCTCACGCCAAGCGGTGATCCAGTGTCCCGCACATCACCACCAGGCGCCTTAAAATAGGCAAACAGCAGCTTATCCGCTCCGATGATGGTAGCAACAGGCTCAAGTGCCGCCCAATCATCAATAACGCTCAATTGCGTTTCACGCCCTAACTGACTCGGACTCTCAGATTCGAATACCTTGTTAGTGACGGTATACACGCCTTGTTTGCTAATATCATGCGCTTCAAGTTTGGTATAGTACTTTTTGCCTACTTGCCGCTGCTCGACGAACACAGCGGATACAATCTCGCCGGCTGAATCAAAG